TGGCATAAAAGTATCTGTTTCATATAGTCCGCTCTCACTTTTAGGAGGGATAATTTCCAACCCTTTAACTTTACTGGTCTTCATTTACTAATACAAAATATTATTTTAATAATTTTTTATTATTAATTCTTTTCTTACATTACCTCCTATATCACTTGTTTTATTTTCTGAGCCTCCTTTAACTGTAATTCGTCTTATATTAAAATCTTTAAATAAATCTATTATTTCATTACTGTCATTAATGGTTAAAATAAATTTACCTTTTATATTTTTTAATTTATCTTTTAATTCTTCATAATTAATAATAGAGTCTTTATATAATCCTTTTGATTTTTCATAAGGAGGGTCAAGAAAGAAAAAAGTATTTTTACTATCATATTTAAAAGTATTTTTATAATCACCATTTAAAATAGTTGTATTTTTCATATATTCAGCATATTGAGGTATTTTGCGTAGTTTAGGTTCTATATTAGGATTTCTATAAATATCACCTGTTCCTTTTGAACNAAATGTTCCACATAAAATATATATTATTTGTGCTAATCTATCTAAACCAGAATGACTTTGCTTAACATATTTTTTAACTTCTTCTAAACTTTTATTTTTAAATCTCTCAATATTATCAATATTAGGATTACTTTTCATTATTTTAAAAGCATCAGTAATTGTTTTATCTTTATCATTTAAAACACTTTTAATATTATCATTTAAATCTAAAAAAAAATAAATATCACCACTACCGACAAATGGTTCAACATAAATATTAAAATTTTTAGGTGCTAATGATTTAATAGTTTTTTCAATAGGTTTCTTCCTTCCAACACGGCATAAAGGTGAAGTTAAAGACATATTATATTATATTTAATAAATATTTTAATTTAATAATAACTTCTTTTATTTATAAATCCACCGCTAAACATACTATTATATTGTTTTTGTAATAATAATTGTTGTGGTGTTAATTGTTGTCTTGTTATTGGAGGAGGTGGTGGTTCATTTGGTTGTGGTAGTTCCATTTGTAATTGTGGTTCCGGTTCTTTTATAATTGGTTCTTTCTTTTTACGTGATACTCTTTTAACAAATACAACATTATCATTTGGTTCAAATTCATCACTATCTTCGCTACTTTGTTCTACTATGATTTTTGTTTTTTTTTTAGCTTTTGTTTTTTTAACTTCTTTAACTTCTTCTTTAACTTCTTCTTTAACTTCTTCTTTTGAATCTTCTTCTTTAAGTTCATTTTTATTTAATGTTTTATTTGCTGTTATATTCATTTTTTCGGCTTTATCACCTAATCGTTTAGCGTGATTTTGTAACCTTATAGCATTAGCCTTTTCTCTTGCTTTTGCTAATTTTTGTTTTGCTTCATCATTTAATTGTTTTCGTGGTCTTCCGTCTTTATTTAATTTTGTAGGTTTAGAATTCTCACTTGATAATATGCTCTCAACAGATTCTATTGGAGTTTGAACCTCTTCATCGATAACTTCTTCTTCAGACATATATATTATATTTAGAAAAAATAGATATAGATTAATTCTATTTTTTTCTAAATATAATATATAATAAAAAATGAAAAGACATGAGTTAATTTTAAAAGCCAAAGAACTTAATATAAAGTATGCTTACCGTATGAGAAAGGAACAATTACAATGGGCTATTCAACTGCATGAAGCAGCGTCATGGTTTAATGATATTGCTGGGAATAAAATAACAATAAATGATAATGATGATGATTTTGATTTGGAAATAATTCATTTAGATAAACCTGATCTAACTGATTATAAGATGTGGGATATTCCAATTGATAAACAAAAATGGTTATTAAATTAAATATATATATTATTTTTGAACTTAAAGAAAATAATATATATTATTTTTGAACTTAAAGAAACTAGAACTTATCTTAAACTATTTTCTTTCTATTTTTCTATTTATTAAANGTTGGACTTATCCCCCCATTTCCTAATTTGGAAGGTTAAAGGTTGGGTAGGTTAATATTTTGAAGGCTGTAAATTCCTATAATATATATATAATATATTTTACTATATATATATTTTTATAATTGTTTTTTTCTTATTTTAACCTAACCCCCCTAACCCAAAGAAAAAAATAATAATAAATAATAAATAAATAAATACTATATGGTAATAAAAAAAGAAAAAAATAAGGGTTAGGGTAGAAAAAAAAAGGGTTAAAAAAAATAAAAAAAGGTTAGAGTGGTTCATAATCAAGGATGTCAAATTAAACTAAACAACCAATTTCCCAATTAAATACAATTGTGCTTACATTTTTAGGGCGAATAATACTATATTTAAATTTATTAGCATAATTTTTTAGTATTTTTCCAAAAGTAGGCATATTACAAACATTTTTATAACCTATTTGATACATATATTTTTTAAAATCATCATATAAATTAGATGTTTTAATTCTATAACCATCTTTTTCATATTCTTCGCTATGTATATATTCTAAAAACATTTCAACGGGGTCTTTATTTAATTCGTGCAAATCAGTAGTTGCTTCTGTTATAACTCTATCTCTTTCAGTATTAAATTTACTAATATCTCTATTCATTAAAAACTTATAAAAACTATAAATTGTTTTATCATCATTAATTGATGTAAATAATTTTGTAAAATAATCAGTATTACCTTTATATTTATCACTACATTCTAAAACTTGAAACCTTCTATCGTCTTTAGTTATAGCAATAGGTTTAATATTATTAGTAGTAAAAGCATAATTACAATAATCAATAGCAGGAAATGGATCAATACCTTTATATTCAATACTAACAGATGTCCTTGTAATAATATTTTTAATTTTATCTACAACTTGATTTGTATCTCTTCCAGTAGCCTCATTTAAAACAACCATAAATTTACCAGCAATAGCACTATTAAATTTTCCTACGATACTATCAATATCATCGGTATCATAAACATATTTTAATCCCATTAATCGTTTTAATAAATTTTCAACTAATGTTGTTTTACCTGTTCCTTGTTTCCCTTGAATTAATAAACATACATTTGTTTTTATATGTGGTTTTTGAAGTAAATGAGCAAAATAATTTAATAAATATTCATATACTTTTTCATCATAATTCGCAACAACTTTAAAATGATATAACAAAGCTTCAATATTATATTCTTCTTTAAATTCAAATTTTTCAGCATCAAATCCTTCCCAAGTATTATATATTCTATCAGGACATAAATCTTTATCTGGATAAACACCAATACCAAAATATTCCTTAATATTAATATTAAATTGATAATCTTCCCAAAATTCGTGAATTTTAGCAAAATGAGATTTTTCATTTTTTACAGGTATTAAAGAACCTCGTTCATTTATATAACACATACCATTTAAAGAATGAATTTTAAAATAATATTTATTAAAATATTCTTGTTGATGAATAGAACCATTTTCAAACATTTTAAATTCATTTACATCAAAGAATATTGGTTCTTTATATTTTTTAAAATCTTTTAATTTATCATCAAATGCTTTTACTTCAAAAACAACATCAGAATTTTTATTAATAGTATCAATAAACTCATCAATATTAGAAATATCAGTTTTACGATATTGTAAGCCATCATAACAATAAGCAGTAGGACGAATATTAAATGTTTTTTTAATAAAATTATAAGTATTATCAATTGTTTTAGATTCTAATTCTTGAAAATAACGGGCTATAATTTTCGGTTGTGCTACTTGATAATCATTAATGTTAAAAGGTTTTGGTTTTTTTCTTTTATCTTTTTTACATTCTTCTATTTGTTGAGTATCATATTCAATTTTTATATCTTGTAATATATCTAATTTAATATCATCAAAAATATTAATTTCATTATATCTTTCTCTTCTTATTAAAACATTAATACCTTGTTTAATATCTTCTTTAACATCATTAAACCATTTAGGAATTTCAACATCATCATCAGTTAAATTAAATTCTTTTAACCAATTTTCATATAAACCACCATATAAAATTCTTGTTAATAATTTTTTAATTAAATCTTTTTTTGTATAATCATTATTATTATCATTATTATATTCATTAATACAATCATTATCAATTAAAAAAGATTTAAAAAGTTCATCTCTATTATTAATAAGATATTGTAAATTTTCTAATTCAAATTTTTCTTTTTTTACTTCATTAACGAGTAATTGAAAATGACAACTTTTAATATCAAGGTCATACTCAGTATCACTAAATAATGAACTTCTTAATTTACGCCACATATAAGTAGCACTAATTAAAGAACCATCGGCAGGATAATATCTTCCGTATTTAGTTTTTTTAACATAATTAATTTTAATTTTACCTTTTTTAACATTATCACAATATTTTCTAATTCTTTTTCTTTCAGCATCATATATATCGGGATGTCTAAAAATATTTTTAATTAAATTTTCGTCAGGGTATTCAGTAAGAGTAAATGCAATTTGGTCGCCACAACCATTTTCAAAGTCAGTCATTTTTATATATATATACTAAATATTTTTTTAAATTATTTTTTCCTAAAACTAATATAATTAATTATATCATTAATAAAATTAATTATATTTATTCTTTTTCTTCTTCTTCTGTTTTTAAATCTATATCGTAATTAGTGGCAATAACATTTAAAGACGAGCCACGATTTTCAGCCATTTCTTTTAATTTTTGTAAATTGCTTTTATAAGCATTAACAAGTATTTTAAAATAATTACCTTCACCAATATTTTTATATGTTGCTTTCATAACATAATAACCTACTTGATTATCATTAGGGATTAAAATATCTCCTCTTGCTTTAATGCGACGAAGTGCTACAAGGAATTCTTTATCTTTTATTTCGTGTTCTTTTTTTCCATATGTTTGATTAGTTTTATAACGATTTCTAATATAAACAATTTTGCCTTTTGGTGATAGCCACATATAATTTTTATTTTTATCGGTAGCTAAACCTTTTTTACTAATAATTTCGAAATTAATATCTTCATTGCGAACCTGAAAATTAATTAATAAATAATTAATAATATAATCAGCCCACTGACTATTTTCATATAAATAATCGATATATTCTTCAATATCATTTAAAGAAGGTAAAACGATTTTATCATTAGTTTTCTTAACAGTATCAATAATATTTTTTTTATTAACTTCTCTCTGTTCCTCTAGTAAATTGGTTTTACGTTTATATAATCTTTTAACTAAAATAGCAATATTTAATAGTGCTTGCTGTGAATTTTTATTTTTTTCATTTTCAATTAAATTAATAATAGTTTTTTGATCAGCAGGATAAATATCTTTTTTTAATAAAGATTGTAATTTTCTGTATGCTGATTTGTATGCTTTAATAGTGTGTTTAGATTTTTCTTTAATGTCTTCTTGAAGTAAATCAAATTCAGTCATTTCTTCTTCTTTATCAGTCATTTTATAATATAACTAAATATTTTATTTTTATATTATTTTAAAAAATATAATTAATTATAAATCCCTAAATATTATTTTTATAAATCGATTTTTTAATAATTTTTTATTTCCTAAATATAAAATGGATCAAAGAGTATTCTCTCATAGCAGATACAACTATTATAAATATTATCAAAACAATAAAGAAAAATATAAATTGAATTATCAAACACGTAAAGAAAAAGAAATTTTAGATAAAAAGAATAAAGAATATTATAAAGATTATTGGCTAAATAATAGATGGAAAGAAAAATAATATTTTTTATA